TTAATATATTTCAAAATGTTCCTGATATACCAGATAATATAAAAGAAGATCCGCAAAAACTATTAGCTTTTTCTGATTCTCATTTCAACAAAGATAAAAATTCTGGAGGTTTGAGAGATGACGCTGATGCGAGTGCTGTATTCGGAGCTACCAAAGAAGATATGAAAACTTTAAGGAATAGCCCTAACACAGTATCTTTGTCAGATGAAATCAAGAAAAGTGGTGGCGAATTAAACATGGAACAAATGATGCGATTAGCTGGGCATGATGTGTAAATACTTGTGTAATTAAACATAAAGGTTTACGGAAATATGTCGCTAAAAATACCCGCAGAATTTACTGGATTAGAGAAAAGTGCTGAAATTGCCGCTAAAAAAGCTGGCAGAAATTTAAAGATAAATTTAGGCACAAGCGCTAGGAGTGTTGATGCACTGGCTCAACCCTTGGGTAGAATTACAGGTAAAGCTGATGAGTTCACAAAATCCATGGAGGCTGCAAACGCCCGTGTTTTGGCTTTCGGTGCATCTGTTGGAGTTTTGACTGCTGTAACTCAAGCGTTCAAAGATATAGTTACAGTTACAATCCAAGTAGAAAAACAGATGGCTAGCATAAATGCTATCTTGGGTGCATCTTCTGGAGAGCTAAGTAAATTTAAAAAAGAAATATTTGATGTAGCCAGAAACACTGAGCAGTCTTTTGAAACTGTATCGACCGCTGCGTTAGAATTAAGTCGTCAAGGTTTGAGTGCAACAGAAGTTGTTAAAAGGCTTAATGATGCTTTGATTTTAAGTAGGCTGTCAGGACAAAGCTCCGCAGATGCGGTTGCTGGTTTGACATCTGCTATAAATGGTTTTAAGAAAGCTGGCATAACAAGCGCTCAAGTTGTGAACAAATTCTCTGAAGCTGCTAAAAGTGCAGCGGTATCAGAGAGGGATTTAGCTGAAGCTTTTAAGCGAGCTGGTGCTGTTGCTGGACAGGCGGGAGTTTCTTTCGATGAGCTTGTTGGTATTGTCAGTGCCGTGCAAGAGAAAACATCTAGGGGTGGTGCAGTTATAGGTAACTCATTCAAAACAATTTTTACAAGAATACAAAGTCTTGATAAATTAAAGACGATGCAAGAACTTGGGGTTCAAGTTACTGATACAACTGGACAAATATTATCGGCCACTGATATTATAAAAAATCTAGCAGGTGTTTTAGAAAACTTTCCTGACGCAAGGAGGCTACAGATAGCAGAGGGGTTAGTTGGTAAATTCCAGGTTGCTCCTTTTATATCAATATTAGAGGATTACAACGATGAAACTTCAAAAGCTATAAAAATTACAGAAATTTCCGCTAGAGCCACAACAGCAGCTTATGAGCGTAACGAAGCGTTAAATAAAACTTTAAGTGCCGCTATAAATGAAGTGACAGTTAATCTCTCTGAATTGGGAGACATGCTCGGCAAGATAGGTGTTACTGATAGTTTAAAAAATGTCTTGGGATTCTTCAACAGTATGGTTGAGGGACTAAAAGGCTTATTAGATGAAGAAACTGGCAGTAACATAGCAAAGGGATTGGTTAAAGGTATAGGTAATGTTATATCTGGTCCTGGGTTGGCTATTTTTGCAGCAGTTATTGGAAAGCTTACTTTAGATCTTGTTAAGTTTGGTACTGGCTCATTAAAAACTTTCTTTGGTATAAACAGAGCTGCAAAAGAACAGGCCACCTTACAGGGTCAGATAGCCGCGACTCTTTTAGGAAATTCTGATGTTCAGAGAGAAATTTTAAGAATTGAAAACAAGCAGATATCCGCAGAACAAAAGAAGGTTGAACAAACTAAGTTTTTTACCACTGCTCTTAACGAACAGTTTGCGATAATGTCAAAAATGCAAGGCATAGCTGCCCGTGTAGCGCCTGGGGTTAGAGCGGGAACAAGAGGCAGGGGAGCTTTCGGTAGAGGTGCTGGAGGGTACGTTCCTAACTTTGCAGGAGGATCTGTAGTTGGCTCAGAGCAAGCGGATATTAATCGCGGTGTTGGCGGCGCTCCTCCTTCAGCTAGACCTGTATCTATACCTAATTTTAATTTTGGTGGTGGTCAGCGTGGTACGATGGTTGCCAATACAAGTGAATTTATTGTTCCTAATTTTGGTGGGGGTTCTGCTATATTTAATCAGAACATGGCTGCCTCTATGGGTCTGCCTCCTGGGGCCAAAAGAGTAGGAGCAGCTGGAGGATATATTCCTAACTTTGCTAGAGTAAAAAGTATTGAAGGTCATTTAAAAAGCTTAAAAGGACAAAGTTCTACTGTTGTAGATAAGGCGGCTCTTTATAAAGGAGCAGACCCAAATCTTTCAAACAAAGCTTTGGCAGCAAGACAAATACAACAAAAGAGGACTGGAAATGTCTTTGATGCTGATAAAAGAGGTTATGCTCTTTTAACTATGAGAGGAACTGGCTCTCCAGCAAAATTTACTCATAAGTTCAAAGATCCTTTTATGGGATTCAATTCTTTTTCAGGCACTGCTTATTCCATAAGAAAAGATGGAAGAGAGATGGGTAAATATTCTAAGATGACCCAGCTTGAAGAAAAGCTAGATAATTCATTAGCTAGAGCTGCCAATAAAGTTGTAACTTCAGTTGCGCCCTTGGAAACTTTGCCAAGAGCGCCAATTACAGCCAACAACATAGATCAACTAATTGCAGATGAGGGTGGTGCAGGTGCGCTAGAAGCTGTCAAAGGAGCATTATTTGAGTCAATAACAAATGCTGTAATAGGCGGAGTAAAAAATGATTCTCGTGGAAGATTGGATATAGCTTTTAACAGAACCAATACTGAACCTTTAAATGCAATATTTGGCATAAATAAAAGATATAAGTTTGGAGATTACAAAGCAAGTATTGCCAGTAAAGATAAATTTGTAAGACAGGCCATACAACACTCAGGAGCAAAAGCTGCTAGTGGTTATATACCTAACTATGCTGGACCTTTAGAGAGTGCAGTCATGAGAGAAGCTTCTGCTGGTGTACCTATCAACCAGATAAGAATCAATCAAAAAGGCACACTAAGAAACTCAGGAAACCCAATGGGTCTTGCTGTTACTAATACTAGAGATGAGCCTACTGGGGCGATACCTAATTTTATGAATTTAGGCAACGCAAGTCAAAGCACGTTGTTTCCTAACTCGACTGTAGGTTCAACTAATAAAATTTTTGAAGATCTTAATAAATCTGGAAAAGAAGTTACAAAAGCTAACCGCGATATGCTTGGTACTATCTTTGCAGTGCAAATGGGACTTAGTTTATTATCAGGTGCTACTGCTGATGCTGAAGGTGGACTTGGTAGATTTGCTAACCGTTTAACATCAGCTCTTTCTACAGCGACCACTGGAGCTTTAGCTGGCAGTGCTTTGAGTTCATTTGGAGACAGCTTTGCACAGTCAGAAAGCAAATTTACAAGAGGTTTGGGTAAAGCAACTAAAGCCTTAGGGGGCTTAGGAGTTGTAATTGGATTGGGTGTTGGCGCTTTTAATTTTTTTAAGAATGTAATCGATGATGCAACTGGAAAAACTGACGCTAGTAATTTAGCAATGGCAAAATTAGCTGATGCCGCTAAAAATGCAGCATTTAGTTTAGATCAATTATCTGAGGTTCAAAAACTTAGGATATCTGAAGAAGCTGAAGATTTTCCAAAAAGACTCATGGAAGAAATGGGTAAGCTGGGTCAAGCTAATTTTGGAATGCTCAGAAAAGAAGATGCAAGAGAAATATTTTCAAGTTTAAGAGGGCAGGGATTTAAAGAAGACGCAATTATCAAATTATTCCTAGATAATTTAACGAAAAAACAAGTAAAAGCCACACCTGGAGATGCAGAATTTGGAATTCCTCCAATGCCAGCAAGAACTATACTTAATTTTACTAAAGAAAATGTTGCTAAGATCGGGGATGGCACTAAAGAAATGACCGATAAAGCAACTGAATTTTTTGAGTCATTAAAAAAATTAACAGACGCTCAAAAAGATCTTTTGTTACAAAAGTTTGGAGACGAAGAAGGAGCGGGAAAATTCGTAGGTCCAATCAAAGGAGATATAACTAATCCTTTTAGAAAGATTGATCCTATACTTTTAAAAGGTGGAGATCTGGGCCTTTCAACAGAAGGTATGTCTAGAATGTTTCAAAGATTTGGTGGAGAGCGTATAGAAGACCTTATAAGAGGCGCGGGAGGAGCAGATGGACCTTTTACAAGAACACCAATAGAAATAGCTAAAGGTTTTTTATCGAGATCTGCACAAGATAGACTTTTAAAACAAGCTGGTACAATTTCTCCAGAAGAGGCTGCGGCAGCTAGAGGGGGAGCTGGATTATTGTTTCCAAATCAAAGAGCTGGCGCTACTACAGCTTTAAACAGATTTAATTTTGAAGAAAAGGCTGTTAGTAATTTTATAGATGGAATTGCAGATGTTATAACAAAAACTGATGATATAGATACTACTACATTAGATGATCCAAATTCTCCTTTTAGAAGAGCCGTTGACAATTTAATGGGAATTAAGTTTGCTGACATTGCGACAATGGAAGGTAAACAGGCAGCTATGCAGAGTTTTATTACTACCGCTAAATTGTCTGAGCTTCAAAAGAATCAATTAACTGTCATAGCTGATAAAATACAAAAACAACAGAAAGGGCTTGAAATAGATTTAGCTGCAAAAAATGCAAATACAAAATTAAACGATGAATTATCTAAAGGTAATGCTTTGCTTAAAGCAAGAATTTCAGCGGCTCAAAAGTTAAGGACTGGTGAGCCTCAACTAAGAGCAGATACATCGGCTGGATTTTTCAATAGATTAAGTGCTAGAAGTGAAGTTAAATTCTTAGAGGATATGAGGGATGCTCAGACTATTTTGCAACAATTAGAAGCTAATGAATCTAGGCAATTAAGAGATACTTTAATTGATGCATCATCAACATTTGCTCAAAATATAAGCGATGGATTAGTAGATGCTATTGTTCAAGGTAAGAGTTTGAAAGACACTTTAGTTTCTGCTGCTACAGATTTCTTTACTATGATGTCAAAAGCTTACATGAAACAAGCTGTTGATAATATAGTAGGTGGCGGAGGCGGAGGAATCTTCGGATTATTCCAAAGAAATGCAAGTGGCGGAATGATAAGTGGAGGATCTGGAGTAAAAGATGATGTGCCAGCGCTTTTAACTGGTGGTGAATTTGTCATGAGAAAAAGCTCTGTACAAAAGTACGGTTCAAATTTCATGAATTCACTAAACCAAGGTTCTGTACCAAAGTTTGCAAACGGTGGCATGTTTATTCCAGGAACTTATGGTCAAGGAGCCATATCTGGAAAACAAAACTTACTAAACTTCGCAACTCAAACAGGTACATCTGGGGCATTTGATAGATTTGGTGGTGGTGCTGGATTTGCATCCCTTGCATTAGCGCCAGAAAGTTTATCTTTAACAAACTTAGGTAGATCTTTAAGCCCAGCGTTCAAGAGAACTCAAGGGGCTAAAGCTGATGCTTTTGATTTATTTGTACAGCAACTCAATGCAGACAAGCAAAGAAAAGAACAGGAAAGAGCTTTAGCTCAAGCCAAGAAAGATAGAAGAAGAGGATTATTTGCTTCATTAGGATTAGCAGCTGGTATGTCATTCTTGAGTGGTGGAGGATTAGGCGGTTTATTTGGCGGTAGAAAAAGTGCAGGTTTAGTTTCAAATGTAAGGCCCGAAGGGATATCAGCTAGTGCATTACCACCTGGGTTGGGCGGGACTAAAGCTCCAAGAGCTTTACCAGTACTAAGTATGGGTAATGTTCTTAGAAAAATTAAAAGCTTCTTACCTCCTTTACCTTCTTTTTTTGAAGGTGGAAGAACTGCAAGTGATGCACTTTTTAATGATCAAGGAGGAGCTGACCCTTTCCATCATAAGCCATTCACAGGGCCACTTGAAGAGGCTATACATATGAGGCCACATATGAGACCCATGGGAGGAATGATTCCATACATGGCTGGAGGTGGCGGTGTCCCTTATGCAGCTGGAGTTGATACAGTGCCAGCAATGTTATCTGGCGGTGAGTTCGTAATGAATGCGGGCGCAACTCAGAGAATTGGCGCAGGTAATCTAGAAGCTTTAAATGCTGGAGGTAGCGTTGGAGGAGGTAGTTCTACTACCATAACCAAAGGTGATACCAATATTAGCATTGTTGTTAATTCCGATGGAAGTGAGAAAGAAAACAACTCTGGTTCAACTAATGAACAAGATCAAAACTTAGCAGTTAAATTGAAAGATGCCGTAAGAGACGTACTATCCCAAGAGAAAAGATTGGGAGGAATGCTTAGAGTATAATGTTTGGTACAAAGTTAAATTATGATACATTATTGTTTCTTGATGGCCAAGAGGTTTCTGGCATCAATTCTGTAGATATTTCTTACAGTAATTCAACAAACGTTGTCAACCCGCTTGGTTATAAAGAGGGTTTAACAACTGTTGCGGGTAATGTTAATCAAACTTTTTCTTTTACTAGAGATTTGATTTCTAATTCTATTTTAGGGTCTGGTATAGGTGGTCGCCCAGCTTACACTGGTGATACTAATTTATCGGGCAGTATTCACTACGAGGGTAACTCATATGGCTTCCAAAGTGGATATTTGAACAATTGGTCCGTAAGTTGTGCAGTGGGCGCTCCCGTCAAAGAGACGGCTACTTTTGCTGTTTATGATGAAATGAGAACTGGTGTGAGTGCATCAGGAAGCGTTGGGTCTCCATCTATATATATTCCATCACAAGGTAGCATAACCGCAACTTGTGATAATAGCTCTACAAATAGAGTAATAGGTTTTGATTATAGCGTAAGCCCAAGAAGGAAGCCTTACTACAGCGTAGGCCAGAAGGGGCCAGTAGAGGTTAAATATTTAAACCCTTTACAAGTCAATGCCACAATACAAATAGAAGTTGATGATGCTTTTATGGAGAGTGGTAGAGCATTTTTAGAAACTGGCAAAAGCAGTAGAAGCGTTAGCTTAATTATTGGAGGAAGAGATGGTGCATCTACTTTACTAAACACATCAATACCAAATGCTTGTTTGGTAAGTGAATCTTTAAATGCTTCTTCTGATGGTTCTCTTAGATTAACTTTAAACTATATGGGTCATTCATCATGAGCGAAAGTTTATTTTATAATAGGAATCGTAACTTTTCTGGTGCTGATGGTACAGCTTTAGGTGCTGAAGCAAATTTAGAGGACTATGGTTTAACTCCCAACTATGGATCTAGTGTAAGTTTTAAATCTTCTTCTAACTCTTATATTACAGATGATTTTTACTATGAGTTAGTACCTCTATCTGCAAACAGCTTAACAGCTGAATTTAATGTTCAATATTCTGTAAATGAAGATAATACTAGCGGCCTAGCAAACTTTTTTGAAAGCAAATCTGGGTTTACTGCTTTTGAATTTAACGCTGACAACTCAGGTATTTACAAAAACTTGTCTGGATTCTGTGAGCAGTATTCTATACAGGTAAACAATAACCAAAACTTTACATTCAGTGCAAAAGTTAATGTTGATACTGCGCCTAATTTATTTAATTGGTCTGGCAATAATTTTACTAATTTAGAATTCCAAGGTTGGGTTCCCTCAAATGCATATAAAAAATATGATGTGGTTTATTCTGGTATAAACAATAATAAGCTAAACAATTTTTATTATTGTACTGGAGACCATACTAGTTCATCAGCAAACTCTCCCGCAGGAGCTTCTACAATGTGGACTCAAAAGTTTTTCTTTGAACCAGATGAAACCCAGCAGTTTAATGTTGGTATAAAATCAGATAAGACAAACTTCAAAAATTCTTTCGTACAAAGATTAGGTGGTAAGAAAAATACTCAAAATATAGCTAAGTTTGATACATCTTATAGCTACACAAATATCACTGATCTTCAGTTAAAATCAATGTTACACTTCCTGGAAAACAAAGGTGGCTATAGAAGATTTGAACATGATATCCCAAGTGTTTATAATAGACCTAAAGTTTATTATTCTCCATCATGGGATCATACTTGGATTTATGCCAACTCTAATAATTTAACTGTAAATCTAATAGAAGACCCTCTGGGTGTAATACCAACAGGATCATAACATGCCTAGGAATATCATAAAAAGTGACAATGCAATCGTGGCTGTATCAACTGGTACAGAGGCTTTTAGTACTGTTACAGAAGATATGAATTTGTTTAATGCTGTTCAGAACACAAGTTTTGCAGTAGCTATAGAACATCAACCCTCTAAGCAAATTGGTACTCAGGATTTTAGTTTGAATGATGTTTTTATTCAGCCTGACGTAGAATTAACTTTCTCTTATTATCCAGAACCAAAACTAGAAAACGAAGTTCATGGCAACTTTATAAAAACAGTTGATAGTTACAACAACTCAATACAGGCTTTTTCTGGCACTTTAGAGAATAACACTAATTTTTATTTATTAAATAATCCAGATCAAGGGCTTGGTACTTTAAATTTAATTAATTTAAATGGTGCAGCGACTAATCTTAATGGTTGGGAAAGTGCTTCTTTTGGTAATTGTTTTTTAACTTCTTATGGTCTTACTTATGGAGTTGATTCTTTGCCAACTGTAACAACAAGTTATATTTGTTCTAATATGAAGTTTGAGGGACTTACAGGGACCAGCATGGTTCCTCCTTCAGTAAATTTAGAAAGCGGCAACGCTAAAGATGTCGGTAGAGCAAGGTTTGCATTTGTTACTGGGACCAAAAGTCCTGTTTTAGTTAATCCAAAAAATTCTGACAGCACTATAACCTTACAAAACTTACAGGCAGGTGGACAAAATCTTTCTGGAATCCATTTTGTTCAATCTCTAGATTTATCTGTTTCCTTACAAAGAACATCTTCTTATGGCCTAGGAAGTGATTATGCTTATAATCGAAAGGCTCAAATGCCAGCCCAGGGTACATTCAATGTTAGTTCATTGGTTTCTGGATATGATGATGGAACAATATCTGGTATCTTAGCTAACGAAACAGATTATACTTTTGATTTGGTTTTAGATGGATCTGGTAAAGATATGTCTTACAACATTGATGGAGCAAAGCTTGAAAATTTTAGCTACTCTTTACCTGTAAATGGCATTATGACTTTCAATGCTTCATTTACTTTTGAGGTTACTGAGAAGAGAGGATTAAGATTAAGTGGTACTTATTATACTTAATCAAAATCTATTTTTACATTTTTACTCTCGTAACCTTTTTCTCTAATTTCTTTAGGGTGTTTAGCCCCATTACGAGTTTCAGAATAATTCTTGTAGTATTGTTTTTTTACAGGATCAACCCCTCCATTTACCTTGGCTCTTTTTTCACTAAGTTCTTTGGAAAAATCCATCATATCGCCCATCGTTCCTTTTTTGTTTGCTGTTGCATCAACAAACTGTCTACCATTGAATGGATCTACATCACTATCGATAGATGCGTTGGGAGCGAGAAAAACCCGCTCCCACGCTAAACCATCTTGTTCATATACATGTTCATCATTCATGCCTTGAAGGACTTCAATGTATTCTTCTTTTTCGGGGTGTTTGTATACGTAAATTGGCATTAAGTAATTTTAATTTCTTTACCTCCATTTACACCTTTTTTTGGAAGTGTTAACTTTAGAAGGCCATGACTGTATTCTGCAACAATATGTTCTAAAGATATTTTGTTGTATAAACCAACAGTTCTCTTCTTAGAATCTTTTTTGTTTTTAGCTTCAACAGTAAGTAATTCGTCAGTAGCGGTTATTTTAATTTGGCTTTTTGAAAAACCAGCAAATGAAAATTCAACCTCGTAAGCGTCTTTATCATCTGTTGGTGTTACTTGGGATTGTATATCGTTTAATATATTAAATAATGTATTCATAATACCTTATATATTAACAGTATTCGTGCCAATGCTTTAACCCTTAAAAATAAGGGATAAAATAGAATCAACAGTTTTAGAGTAGGTCATATTGTCTCCAAGTTTGACACCCTCCGTGTTAATTTGTCCCACCTTTTCTTCAGCTTCTTCCATCGCCCAAACTGCCTCTTCCTCAGTCCAAGTATAGAAGGTTCCCTGATTAAATGGTTGCTGTTCATTAAAAAACATTCCATCAGAAACAGGCATATCGCCAGATGGGTCAATCAAAATACTATTTTCATTTGTGGCCCAATCTTTGTGAGAAGTACAATTTAAAACTATACTCCACTTACCCAAACAAGTTGCATTGAAAGCTGGTAAATTCCAACCCTCTCCCCCTGATAATCCAGTAAGGTCAATATCTACGGAGTTTAGAAACTCATTTACTTCGCTGTTCTTTTGAAGCACAGGAAGAAAATTTATATTGCTATAATGCTCTCCCCCAAGGGTATTGTTAATTAAGCCCTGCATTTGATCTGGCTTAAAGAATGGATTTGTAACACAGCAAGTTAATAAATATTTACTGTTGTTACCATACTTTTTCAACCAAGTCTGTATGATCTTTTGGGTGTGTTTTCTGTTTTCGAACTTACCCATAAGTCCAAAATGAGTGACACCCTCCATATAAGTTTTTCCAGTTGTTTTGAAATCCTCATCTAAACCTAAAGGAAGAAAACTTGTATTGTTACAACCGACTCTTTTGAAATTATCTATAGCGTCATTTGAGCTAAAGAAAACATGGTCTTGTACATTACATATCGCAGACTCTATTGGCGTAGGCTGATTGCACTCATAAAAAGTAAAAAGGTACTGGTTTTTAGTTTTCCTATTTTCACTACCATTTAAGTGCCAAAGCTTAAAGCTAGGAATGTCTTGAGACAAGTAATCAAACCTGGCATTTATAGCATTTTCTATATACTTTTTAAGATCTTCGGAAAAATCGTAAGCTGAAAGGTCAGGCTCTCCAATTGGAAATATACCTATATCAACTTCTTTTTTATGTAGCTCTCGTATTAAATTAAAAGCTACATTCCCGAAGCTAAGCCTATTTAAAGGAACTTCTAAAAGCAACTTCATTAAAATGGAACGTCGTCAGATGAATTATCTGCACCATCTTTCTGATCGCCACCGCCATCAGAATCACTCTTCTTAGAGTTAGACAAGAACTGAAGATCTTTACCTCTGATGAAGTACTTACTATAGTTTTTGCCATCTTTCTCCCAGCTTGACATGCAAAGTTCTCCTTGAACAATAAATTCTCTACCTTTGCTGAGATACTTTTCTGCGAGTTCTGCTGTTTTATCCCAGTATTCCACATCAATGAAACACTTAGTTTTAGCGTTGGCTGTTGATACACCTACCCTGAGGTTGGTTACTTTTTTGCCAGTGCTGGTAGTTCTTACTTCAGGATCTTTTACAAGATATGCGGCGGATGTTATTGAATTATACATTATGTGTTTGTTTTTTTACTTTATCTATAAATTTATTATGGAGATTAATACAGCCTTGAATGCTCATTTCGAGATCCTCTGCTATTTCTCTCCAAGGAGTGAGCTTATTATTATTCACATTATATCTCCTGTCAATAATTTTTTTTATTCTTTCGTCTTGCTCTCTTTTTAAGCATTTTGAAAAAGCGGCTAAAGCCTCTTCTTTTTTAATATTTTCATAGAAAGAATCAGAATATGGTTCAATAAAACAATCCTCATCATCTAAAAAAACTTCCTTAACTTTTTTCTTTTTATTTAAAATGTTAAGGCATTTCCATTTAGTTTGATTAGCCAAATGCGTTGAAAATTTAGTTTTCCTATTTGGATCATAATTTTTAGCCGAGTCGTAAATGGCTAAATCCTTTTCCTGATTTAAAACATTCTTTTCCAGATTGTTGTTAGATCCAGATAAGAAATAGTTAACCATAGTGTGATAAATGCCAGAATGTCTATTGATTAACTCAAGAAGACTATCTTGGTCATTATCTTCCTTGATCCTGTTGATTAAAGTTAAGTCGCTTTGCACAGGATGTATTTTAGCATCTGTTTGGCCTTTTTCCATTTTATTTATATATAATTATAAGATAATTAAATATATTATAAAACGTTACCGTTACAGTATACGTAATGCATAGGTATTACGTAATAGTTACAATAACGTCCTTGTTCCGTTTCACGGTATTATACTCCCAATGTCAAATTTGTCAACAAAAAAAATTTTTTCATGAAATTTGATTTAAATATTTGACCATGGAGCCACTCAAGTGTAAAACTTTCTAACTATGATTTTCCAAGAGCAACTATCCCGTAAGCCCGATCATTATCCCTGGGCGCAAGAATTTATCGAAGCAATGCACAATGGGTTCTGGACAGACAAAGAGTTCAGTTTTACCAGCGATATACAAGACTTTAATGTTAATTTATCTTCCAAAGAAAGAGATATGATTATCCGTACTCTTTCTGCTATTGGGCAGATAGAAGTAGCTGTTAAAAAGTTTTGGAGTAAACTTGGAGATAATTTGCCTCACCCCAGTTTAACTGATCTAGGATATGTTATGGCTAATATCGAAGTAATCCATAATAATGCCTATGAGAGACTGCTCAAAGTACTTGGGCTTGAGGATGTGTTTGAGGAAAATTTGAAATTAGATTTCATTGAAGGCCGTGTAAAATATCTTAGAAAATACAATCACAAATTTTACAAAGATTCAAAAAAACAATATGTATATTCGATCATTCTTTTCACGCTTTTTGTGGAGAATGTTTCTCTCTTTTCGCAGTTTTATATTATTAACTGGTTTAATCGTTATAGGAATGTCCTTAAAGATACTGGACAGCAAGTCAAATATACTAGAAATGAAGAAAACATTCATGCGTTGGCTGGGATTAAGATAATCAATACTATTAGAAGTGAGCATCCCGAACTTTTTGATGACGAGCTAGAAAAAAGAATAAAACATGAAGCTGAAGAAGCTTTTGTAGCTGAAAGTAAAATTATTGACTGGATGATTAATGGCTTTCAAGAGAAAGGTTTAGATGCTTCTATCCTCAAAGAATTTATAAAAAACAGAATTAACGACTCTCTAGAAAAAATAGGCTTTGCGCCAGCATTTGATGTTGACACTTCCATTTTGGAAGATACAATGTGGTTCGAAGAAGAATTGATGGGCAATAATGCTACAGACTTCTTCCATTCTCGACCAGTAGAGTACTCAAAAAACTCTCAAACATTTGATGCAGACGACCTATTTTAATGAAGAACTATTATTGGCTAAATAAAGATTCAAAAGCGTTTCTTAAAAGAGGTTATTTAGAAGGAGATGAATCGCCTGAACAAAGAGTTGTTGACATAGCAAAAGCTGCTGAAAAATATCTCAAAATCAAAGGTTTTGCTAAAAAGTTCGAGGGGTATGTAGCTAAAGGTTTTTATTCTTTATCTAGTCCCGTTTGGGCTAATTTTGGCAGAAAGAGAGGCTTACCTATTTCATGTAATGGGATTTACATAGAAGACAGAATGGATTCTATTTTAGAAAAACAAGCTGAAGTAGGAATTCAAACTAAACACGGCGCAGGTACATCAGCTTACTTTGGTTCTCTAAGAGGCAGAGGTGATGAAATATCTTCTGGAGGGACTTCTAGTGGAGCAGTACATTTTATGGAACTTTTTGATAAAGTTTCCTCTGTTGTTTCTCAAAGCAACGTAAGGAGAGGATCTTTTGCAGGTTACCTCCCTATCGATCATCCAGATATAAAAGAGTTTTTAAGGATCAAAAGTGAAGGTCATCCAATACAAGATTTATCCTTTGGTGTCTGTATCGATAATAAATGGATGAGAGATCTTATAGATGGCGATAAAAAGAAAAGAGCTATCTGGGCTTCGGTTATAAAGAAAAGATTCGAAACAGGATATCCTTACATATTTTTCACTGACACTGTCAATGAATCTGCTCCAAAGTCTTACAAAGATAAAAAATTAAAAATACATGCATCTAATCTTTGTAGCGAAATAGCTTTACACTCATCTGAAGAGGAGTCTTTCGTTTGCTGTTTGGCTTCTTTAAATTTACTTCATTGGGAAGAGATAAAAGAAACTGATGCTATAGAAACTCTTACATTTTTTCTAGATGCAGTTATGGAAGAGTACATAGACAAAACTGAGAATATGCCTTTCATGAAAAGCTCTCACGAATTTGCCAAAAGGCAAAGAGCTGTAGGTTTAGGAGTATTAGGATGGCATTCTTTTTTACAAAAACAGATGATTCCATTTGAAGGTTTAGAGTCTCAATTTTTAAATCAAGAAATTCATCAACTAATTAGAGAAAGATGTGATAAAGCCACTCAAGATCTGGCTGTGCTTTTAGGAGAGCCTGAATACCTTAAAGGATATGGTAGAAGGAACATGACTACTATGGCAATTGCTCCAACAACTTCAAGTTCCTTTATTTTAGGTCAAGTATCTCCTTCTATAGAACCCTTAAACAGCAATTATTTTACCAAAGATTTAGCTAAAGGTAAGTTTACTTTTAAAAATCCATATCTCGAAAAGATTCTTGAAGAAAAGAAAAAAAATACACAAAAAACTTGGAAGTCTATTTTAGTTAAGGGTGGTTCTGTCCAACATTTAGACTTTTTAAGCGAGGAAGAAAAAGCAGTATTTAAAACTTTTGGAGAAATATCTCAAAAAGACATTGTACTTCAAGCTGCTCAAAGACAGAAATTCATAGATCAAAGCCAGAGCTTAAATCTTATGATTTCGCCTAAATGTCCACCAAAACAAGTAAGCGAGTTACTAATCTTTGGCTGGGAGCAAGGAGTCAAAACTTTTTACTATCAGCGAAGCGCTAATCCAAGTCAAGAACTAGCAAGATCCATACTCTCATGCTCTTCTTGTGAGGGATAAAAAATTCATTTTTAATCAATTTTTGTGTAAATTTTCCTGATGGAATACGATTTTTCAGATCAAGCTAAAGACTTTTTAGAGTCTCAGGCCGCAAAAAGAAGCGGTCCTAAAGGTGCTGCGCAAACTCCAGCCAAACCGTCTGAAAGAAAAAAAGGTTCTAGTAAAAATCCTAAAGGGTCAGCTGGTGGAGATAAAAAATCACCCTCAATTACTTTTTCTGATAAAGTGGTTACCGCTTTGAAAAACAAAGTTAAAGAGCATAATTCTAAATACTCTAAAAAAGTAACCTTAGGGCAACTTAAAAAAATCTATAGAAGAGGGTCAGGAGCGTTTTCAAGCAGTCACAGACCTGGTAAAACAAGAGGTCAGTGGGCTATGGCTAGAGTTAATATGTTCCTTAAAATGGTCAGA